ATGTCAACAGCATCTTGGTTACGACCACCGACGTGCCAACGATAAGGAGTACTGCCACCGTAGTTGTTACCATCCTTCCAGTTATACACAGTACACTGAGTTACCTTCTCTTCACCAAGCCAATTGACATACTTGGCTTCGATGGCCCACTCGACGTTCACCTTGCTGTTGGGATCAGGGTCGACGTACGTAGGAGGTCCAAGCTGCTCAACTACGTCTTCGTAAGTAGCTTCGAAGTAACCCTGAAGACTGGTCATATTGACATTGACATCAGGACCAAAAGTATATTTTTTCACATCAACCATAACAAACTCCTCATTAACTTATGGTACCCATTATCCTATAGGTACGATTTCAGGTCAACAGCGAATTTGTCCGCAGAACATGCGGGCTCTACATAGGCTTCCAACCACGATCTAGCAGATCCTTTATCATACGATCTGCCTTCTCCTGGTCGATGGATATCTCCTGTTCGAGTCCTTCTTTTAGCCTCTTCTCTATGATTCGGGTGAAGCTGAAACCCTGCTTTATTGTGATGATTCGTTGTCCATCAGCGCTTTTGTATCTTGTCATAACGAAAACCTCTTAGAAACGATTCTAGAGCGTGTTAGCCCGGTAATCTTCCACTCTCACTGCAGCCATAAACACTGAGATTATTCCAATTAGTATCCATGGCCATGAGAACACCAAATGAAGAAACCATATTACTATACTTGCGAATATGATGTCAACGACCCATTGCGCAAAGATTGTGAACCAACTCATAACAAACTCCTCCCATATTGAGCTATCCAGTATGCATCAATCAAGTCACTACTTGGATTCCATTGACTCTCGGTCTGCCCAAGCAGCTTCTTTAAATCTAAACCTGTTTCAGCGATGAATGCATTTTGCATCATCTCTTTGTCAGCATTTCCCTTGCCTGTTGCAAACTTCTTAACAGTAGTTGGTGCTACCTTTGTCACGTCCCAACCTGAGTTCCAGAAGTAGTTTTTCAGTACACCAGCATTCTCACCTATCTGGAATGCTCTTCCCGTGCTCGCGTAGCTGTAGTCCTCTAGTATCACCATCCTCGGCGTGTACAGTAGACTCTTGTCCGTCAGCTGTCTCGCCATGTAATCGAATCGTTCTTCGTCTTGCTTGTGCTTGGTGTCGAACATTATTCCTAAAATGGTTAAGTCGTCGTGCATTAGATGGCATTCATATTTCCTTTTCGTTGTCCAATAAAATAAGTCTATTTTGTTTCCCCACAACACACACATTGCAGGTGATGACATTCCATAATCAATACCGACTACGGTATCGCTAGTCCTCCATGTCATAATCATCTGGCATAGAGTCGGCATCATGATCCCAGTCTTTCTCTATGTCCATCTCCATATCTAAATCGTATCTGGCCCCACACAACGGACAGAACTTGATCTCATCTTCAGTAAGACCGTCATTATCAATAAAGTCAATGATGACCTCGTTGTCACAAGATTCACAATTAAATTCTACTTTATCGACTTGCATCTGCTAGCTCTTTATCCTCTTTCTTTTTTAGTACTGCAGTCAGTCTCAGCTGCTGCGTCTCCTTATATTTGTACAACAACGTATCATTCAGCTTTCGAGTTGAATAAATCTCTACACTGTCAGGTGCCACTTCATACTGGCCAGTCTTGTCTGAAAGACGCAAGTATGAAACATCGATGTCATTGTATCTACGTATATATGAAATGAGGTTTGGAGATACACTGAAAGCAGCATTTGATACTGATGCAGGAAGGTCAAGTATTAGTACGCCACCAGTCCTTACCTTTGACCACAAATCGTTTAGATGTCCCCATGGATCCAACTTGTCGTCAAAACTAGAAGAACCGACAACCACATCAAACTTCCTCTTTACCTTGTTAAGATTGGCGTTGGTATCAATGGTCTTAGCTCCTAAGTCACGATACAATTGCTCTGGAGTACCAGGAGCAGTCATTCTAGGGATATGTGCTTTAAAGTATTGAATCATACCAGGAGACATGATTGGATTGCCAGACTCAAATACAGTAGCGTCTCTAAAGAGCTTTCTTTCATCAGCCCAAGCAAATGCTTTGACTATTGTAAAACTATACATTAGCATTTCTCCATGATGTTATATAGTCTAGCACGTCAACAACATATTCACCATAAGGTCTTTTGCACTCTGTCACTTGAGCCTCACCTGGAATGTCAAACTTGTGAACATATGAATGATCAAACGCTTCAGCAATTGCTCTGATACTAACTGGTCTTCCTCTACCAAAATGAACTTCTTTCAATGTGCCGTCTTTAACCTTCTCATCATCAACCATTCGCATCATATTCTGAACTACGTCATGTACGTGAGTAAAGTCTCTCTTTTTAGATCCATTACCATAAATCTCAAGCATTTCGTTAGCTTCAATTCTTTGCTTGAACCTTCTTATCACAGTACTGTATGGACCGTAGTCAGCTTCTCTAGGGCCATACACATTGTAGTAATACATCATAGTCACATGCAGACCATACTCTTTCATGTACAGGTTTAGGATGTCATCGCAGAACTTCTTACTCAATGTATAAGCATTCTGAGATGTACCATCATACTGCACACTACTTGACTGAGAGAAGAATACATGACTCCCATGCTGTAAACCAATCTCACACACAGCAGTGGTCGATGTTACATTATTGTCAATAGCCTCAGCAGGGAACTCAATTGCTCTCCTAACTCGAGGCGTGTTACCTAGATGGAAGATTGTATCAAAACTATACAGCGTCTTGAGTTCTTCAACTACTTCTGGCTTCTGAATTGATTCGTAAATGTAGTTCACTCTAGGGTTCACTACAACATGATGACCTGGTGTACGAAGATCATCTACAACCGTGATCATGACTTCTGGATAACAGGTCATCAGACATTCAACCAAGTGACCTCCTATGAATCCACAACCCCCTGTCACTAACACATTATTCATCTTCACTGTGCTCCTGCTCAATTTCGTTACAACATTCTGTACAATACTGCTGGTCAATGTTTAGACTCCCATCAGCACACACTACCCTATAACTAAAAGTCTCCAAGTGTTCTTTGTCTTGAAGACATCTATCACATATACTCATGATACCCCACAAAACTGTCTGTACGCATTATCATCGAACATAGCTTTAAGCTCAACACACTTCTTGCAAGTTCCACATGATTCTTGATTCATCTCTTCAGCTTTAGACATCATTTCACAAGTGACTACCAATGGCTTAATTTTGTCTGGAATCATCTCCCACTGCTCTAGCTTAGTTAGTCTCGATAACGGCATAGTTGTAATCACGTTACCTTTAACCATCTTGCTTGATTGATTGATAGTAGAGATGGCTTCCCCATACATCGGTAAAGCATCACCGCCATCATCATTGACCTCTCGTAGACCAGAGTTTGCACCAACCCATACGTAAGCTAAGTTTGGCATTGATATTGCTGCAATAGATCCTGCTATTGCCCACCATGGATGAGTTTTCCTCGTATATCCAAATTGGTTAGGCGCGCACATTCTCAAGTCCATTATCTGTAAAGGTACATTGTAACGGTTGCAAATCTCAATCATCTTATTCTGATGAGACACTTGATTCTGTGACAGCTTATAAGATACACAATATGGAAAGAACCCACTGTCCAGTGCGTACTGAACAAGAGCAGTAGACTCAACGCCACCACTAAACAATATCACGGCAGCCAACTTGTCGTTAATGACTAACCTCTTCTGTGAGTAATCAACGTTGAGGTTAGCAACCTGCAACCTCATTAGATAATGATACCTGAAGTCGCCTCTGTGAATGCTTTGACGATGTCGTCATTAGCTGGGGTCACAAAGATATATGTGTTGAAAATGACAGAGTCAGGATTCTCTACACCCGTCATACAAATACCTCTAGCAAACCCCATTTGTCCTTCTGGACCATTAACAAGCATACGCGGGTTCTTCAATTCGAGACCACTTTCTGTCTGCTCAACAAACTTACCAACAAACTCACCAGCAGCACATACTACTGTTACTACATCATTCTTATTCATTTCAATTCCTTATAATGTTAAACCTTGGAAAGAGTCTTTACTGACATCTTTCTTCACACCACCTACAACATAACTGCTGATCTCAGTTTCCTGAGGAGCAACCTGTACCTCACCACCAGCAATCCACTTCTGCGTCCATGGCAGAGGATTAGCTTGTGTTACTTCATACGGACAATGAATGCCGAGAGCTCTCATTCTCTTGCATGCAATCCATTCTACATACTGTCTCAGCAGATCGGCATTGAGTCCAATCATACTTCCTTTCTCAAACAAATAATCAGCCCAGTCGCTCTCTTGTTGAACGACGTCTTTGAATATCTGCTGAACTTCTTGATCGCACTCTTCTCTGATCTTCACAAAGTCTGGATCATCCATAGGCAACCGTTTAATGATCGTCTGCGTTCCTGCTAAGTGAGTGTTCTCGTCTCTTGCAATGAACTTAATGATCTTAGCATTACCTTCCATTTTCTTGAGTTCTGCAAAGGCCCATGAGCAAGCGAACGACACGTAGAAGCGAATGCCTTCCAAAGCATTGACAGCATTGAGAGCTAGCCACAGAGCTTTCTTGTGCTCATATGAACCAAACTCACCATCAAAGTCCATTAGTGCGTCATAATACTTACTAATGTCATCGCCACACTCAACGATTGGTCTGATGTTCATGATGTTGTCGAACACTTCATCAGGGTTCGGATAAACGTTTCTAATGATGTGCGTATACGATCTACTATGAATAGTCTCAAAGAACGACCAAGTTTCAATCCATGTCTCAAGCTCAGGTAGAGATACCAAAGGCAAGAAAGCAAGATTAGGTGCTCGTCCTTGAACAGAGTCTAGTACAATCTGACGCTTAAGATTAGACGTAAAGATGTGCTGCTCTTGCTCGGTCAGTTGATCGAAGTCGTTTGCATCTCGTAGGATGTCTACCTCTTCTGGTCTCCAAAAGAAACCTAATTGTCGATCAGTAATCTTCTCGACTGGTGGATACTTAACAACGTCGTACCTTGCGATATCGACGTTACCGTCAAAGAACATAGTTCTTTCTGTATGGGACTTTTCGTTGTTGCCTAAAGCACGCATGATTCACACTCTCCGTCTTCTTCTAGTGGTTTGTCTTGTTCAACATAAGGGTGTGCTGGATCTTCAACTTCGTCAGTAGCTCCATCATACGTATTGAAATAGTACAATTGTTTTCCACCATACTTGTAGAATCTAATCATGTCTTGTAAAAGGACACTCATAGGGATCTTCTCATCCTCAAAGAACTGAGGATTGTATGATGTGTTTACGCTAATGCCTTGATCGACATATTTCTGAAGTACAGCACAGATGTCTAGATATCCTTGTGGGCTCTGTTGATCCCACAGGAGCTGATATTTATTCTTCAGTTTATGGATAGAAGGCACGACTTGCTTCAAAACTCCATCTTTACTTTGCTTAATTGAGACCAAGGCTCTTGGTGGCTCAATACCGTTAGTTGCATTACTAATCTGACTCGAGGTTTCACTTGGCATCAAAGCCATCAGCGTACTATTTCTGATCCCATGTACAGCAAGGTCAGCTCTCAAAGCATCCCAAGGCATCTTAGGATTGTTGGGTACAAGCTCATCAACCTCTTTCTTGTAGGTATCGAGAGGTACGATTCCTTCGCTGTATTTTGTCTCTTCGACAGCGTTACAGGGACCTACCTCACGAGCAAGATCAGTAGATGCTTTGATCAAATAGTACGACCATGCTTCTGCCCATTCGTCAATCAACTCAAGATTAGGTTCCGTGTAAGTCATATCGTTCTTTGCCATCCAGTACGCAAAGTTAATGATACCAATACCTAACGGACGTCGCTTCATTGTAGAGTTGTAAGCAGCAAGTACAGGGTAGTCTTGATAGTCCAACAACTCATCTAGTGCTCGTACAAGTAACTCGGCAGGACGTTGAAAGTCTCGAGGCGACTTGATTACACCCCAGTTGATTGCAGCCAGAGTACACAAACTAATCTCACCATCAGGATCGTTAATGTTTTCTAATGGTTTGGTTGGCAAGTCAATCTCACAACACAGGTTTGATTGCTTGACTGGAGCTAACTCTTTAATGAATGAACCATGATCGTTAGCATGGTCTACGTTCATCAAATATATACGTCCAGTGTCTTTCCTTTCTTGCATGAAGGAGGAGAATAATTCGATTGCAGGAATTCTCTTCTTACGAATGCTTGTCTTCCGTTCTGCAGCTTCATAGAGAGTCCTAAATCGCTCCACGTCAGTGTAAAAGCATTCCTGCAGTTCGGGCACCTCACTAGGTGAGAATAATGTGATCTCCTTTCCTGCAAGAAGTCGTTCGTAGAATACTTTGTTAAATTGGACTCCATAGTCTAAGTGCCTTATTCTGTTGTCTTCAGTTCCTTTATTATTCTTGAGAACAAGAAGGTCCTCAACTTCCAGGTGCCATATAGGATAATAAAGAGTGGCAGCACCACCGCGGACCCCACCTTGGCTGCAAGATCGTACCGCAGATTGGAAATGCTTGTAGAACGGAATAACACCAGTATGAGTAGCATGACCACCGTTGATCGAACTTCCAATCGCTCTGATGGAGCCAGCACCAATGCCAATACCTGCGCGTTTCGAGACATACTTTACAATTGCTCCAGCGGTTGCGTTGATTGAGTCAAGAGAGTCACCAGACTCAATAAGGACACAGGAACTGAACTGACGAACTGATGTACGTACACCAGCCATGATAGGAGTAGGCAGAGAGATCTCAAACTTACTAACGCTATCATAAAATTCCTTGACCCACTTCATTCTATCGTTTTCGTATCTATGGAACAACGTAGCACCAATCAACATCAATGCAACCTGAGGCGTTTCATAGATAGTCTTGGTATATCTATCTTGCACCAGATACTTACCACGGAACTGTTCCATGGCTGCATAAGTGTAATTCTCATCACGTTTGTGATCGATCCACTTATCCATCTGATCAATCTCTTCTGCAGTATACCAACTGAGTAAGTATCTATCGTACATGTCACAGTCGATGTTCTTCTTGACAATGTCAATCAACGGAGGCGGCTCAAACTGACCGTACACCTTCTTACGTAGATGATATGAGATCAATCTACCAGCAACTATTTGATAGTTTGGCGTTTCTTCAGAGATCAAATCGGCTGCTGCCTTGATCATGGTCTCTTGAATTTCAACCGATGAGATTCCGTCGTAGAAGGAGATATGAGATGCAAGCTCTACTTGTGAAGGTGAAACACCATTGACACCATCACAAGCGTAGAAGACGACCTTGTGCAGCTTCTCGAGATCGAGAGGCTCCTTACTACCATCACGCTTAGTGACAAGTATTTGTTTTCTCATAATATAACCTTACAGTTTAACTTCTAATCTATTTTTTAAATGTTCTTCTTGTATTTCTTCTTTTGACTGTCCGTAATATTCGACAGCATGATACTCTTCAACAAGTACCATGTTTATGTTTTCCTTAACCGTAAGGCTAGGATCATCTGTGTTGTGTAGACCCCAGAACGAACCAAGGATTCTACCAAACTTGCCTTTGCCATCCTTTTCAGTTCTAAGATGGACTTCATCAGCTAATTCGAGTAATTCTTTCAAACGAGCTTTTGCTGCTTTACCGTACTTCTTTTCCTCTAAGTCTCTTGTTCTTGACTCAGGGGTATCAATACCATACAAGCGTACTCTTTCATTTCTCAACCATACGCCAAAACCTAAATCGATGTCAACGTCAACCGTATCACCATCGACCACTTTTCTAACTTTTACTCGATATTCGTACATTGGGGCTCCTATTTTTTCCAAACTGACAAGGCTAGTTTTGCCTTTAGTCCAGAGTGAGTATTAGTATCTATAATAACCTTCACATCGTGAGCCGGTGTTCCTGACAAAATAATATCATTAATATCTTTCTGTTTTATGTGCGATGGCCACACACAAACTTTGTAGCCATGATCAATAGCTTTCTGCATTTGCTTCCATGTAAATTCACTTCTGGGTTCATTGTCTAGAACTATGACAACATCTTCTGTAGGTAAGTGCTTCTTGACTAGATCATAAGCCATACTACCTACAGCAATACTGTTTGGAATAAACATACTATCAAACTGACCTTCCATTACATATACAGTCTGTGACACGTCTACAGTATCAAGCCCATAGATGAATCCAGACTCATCTGCCCAGTTAAGTTTGAGGTATCGTTGCTCGCTAGTACCAATAGACCTAGCGATAGCACCATAACATTTCTTATCCTTACCAACAAGAGGAAGCACTACACGAGGATCTTTACCTTTCCAATCCAACGTAAACTTCTCAGGTAACCACTTCTTAGCCCATTGATATCCATTCTCTACATAGAATATCTTGTAGTGTAAATTCGAAGGAATGCCTCTACGCTTGATATACATTGCAGCTGGATGATCATGTCTTAACCTGGAGATTGGTTTCAGTTCCTTAAGAGGTTTCGAACCCAATGTCGGAACGTACTTACTCATGACATCTGCAGCAGCATCTACAGCACTAGGCAATGTTACCTTAGTATCGTTAAGCTCTTTCATTACCTCAAGTTTGTATTCTTGAAGTAACATAGGGTTTACGTCTTTAATGAAGTTCTCAACGGTACGATTAGCGCCACAGTTATGACAAGTGAAGTGATACTTACCACCTCGCTTGAGGAAGTATCCTCTAGCCTTTGTTCTACTCTTTTTACTGTCGCCACATAACGGGCACCTAAAGTTAAACGAGCCATTGCGTTCTTTGAACATCAATAGCTGGTTAGACATTAAGAGAATATACTTGCGCTGTAACCATTCCATAGCGCGGACTATACTGTAAGCAAGATCTCAGGTCAACCTATTCGTCGGCGTACCTATGATTTACTTCACTGTGTTTTTGCTCATCACGTCTCACGTAACGAATCATTTCAGACAAGGTTGCATCTTCAAGCAGTCCATAATATTCGATGGCTATTTGTGGCGCTGGTTGATCTAATATGACCTTCTCTTCGATCAGTTTTAGATACTCACTGTAGCTTCTCACAGCCTCTTCTTCAAAGTATGCAACCATCTTATGAGCGTAGCTGGGAAAGAAGAAGTACGTAACCAAATAGTAGTGCCAGAACAAAAACTGAATCACGACAATCAACATTCTTTCAAACCAGCTAGGTCTTACTACTTCCATAAAGAACATTAAGTGCTTTCGTTCATTCTCAGCTTCTGCAAGCATTTCATGAATTTTAGAGCCATTACCTCTTTCCATCTTTCTCAGGCTTCTGAGGTGAATTAACATACCTGCAACCATTCCTGGCACACCTGCAACAGTCTCAAGTACTAATGCACGGTGGCCATATCGTTGTCGGAAAAAGGTATCAGCAAAGAATCGAAAGAACTTGGTCATACCAAGCGCTAAATCATCACGAACATTCATATCATTGTGGCATCATCGTTGCGATAGATGACACGACAGCAGCAACAACTGCAGCACCACCCATGATTTGCCATCTCCATTTGTTTATTTCATTAATCTTTTCAAGCACTTGCTGGTGCTCACTATTCATCTCATCACGAAGTGAAGATATACGAGAATGGACAGCTTCCATTTGTATAAAATGTCTATCCATTAGTGTTTCTGTTTGGTCTAGTCTTTGCTCGTGAACAGCAAGAATTTGTTTAATGTCTGTAGACACGTCAGACAGTTTTTCTATAGCAGTATCAAGTTTATCTACAACTCGATACATATGCTCGAGGTCTTTATCAGCCATTACGTTTCTCCAGGTCTTCAATTCTCTTTATAAGCTCTGGATAAACTTCAAACTCATGCAATTCCTTGCAAGGGTGACTGTTTTTCTCTAGTGCTTCTAAACGTTGTGCTATCAATGGAAATTGTTCGTGGAACTTCTTATCTTGCTTTATGATGTCAATTCCTAACTTGTCTTCACACCACTTATCTACTTTAAGCAGCCATGGTTGTAAGAAAGAAAATGCTCCAGTCGTGGCCAACTTGAGCACAATATTTTTAAGAATTGTAAGAACAAACGACAGCATAAGAACTCCTTGAAGATTATTTATCCACAGGAGTTTCTACAGCTGGCTCATCATCCTTAGTCGTCACAGTTCTATAATATACAATCACCTCACCAAGCTCTCTGACATATCGTCTGAGCTCTTGCATGTTTGCTGATAGCACTTCGTAGTCTTTTATAGTCATTGCTACAAACACTACGCTTCCATTATTGAGAGTCTTCATTTCGTCCATGAACCTATCAAGGTACGTATACCCTTCAGGCCATGTTGGATTCTCTCTATCCTCTAATGCGCAGGTCTTAGGACGAGGACCGTCTTCAGGCTTGACACAAGGGTTAGCAATAACAGCCTCTGATACAACGAAGATGTTATTAGGTGGCGTCAGATTAAGCTCTCTCGGCATTGTAGGTTGAATAATTTCAATCTCTACAGGAACCGATCTGATCTCTACAGGCGGTGTTTTAAATAATGCGCAACCACTAATCGTTAGTAGGGTTGTCAATAGCAGCAATGTTCTTGCTATCATTTTCCAAATCCTCCAAAACTGACTTTGTGCCATTATTGATTCTATTTTGGATCAACCCTGGCTTTGCTAATGCTAGTTTGTCTAAGTTGTGACGTTTAAAGATGTCAAGGTATCTATCCTTTTCTGCTTCAATCTGAGCATTAGCTCTTTGAAGGTCTTGAATAGCTGCACCTTGCTTTTCATAAGACTCGACCATCTTATCAAATGCTGCTGTCTGAGCCTCCAGTGCCATCTCCAACTTTGCTGTGTTCTGTTGCAATGTTTGGTTTTCATTATATAACCAATAACCACCGCCTCCAAGAACAATAATAATTCCAATCAATATCTGATACATTACTCCTCCTCAATCCTATAATATAACCCTTGTTTACATTTAACTTCAACGCGCTTCTTTGTATCAAGAATGAAGATGAGGTCAGTATAGGTACATTTAAGTATTTTTTTGACTCCTGTGTATTGCTTGGTGTATGGCGTGGACCCCTCACCTCTCGTTTGATTAATAATGACAGTAAAACTAGGACCTTTCCACCAGGCTACAATCTTGTTCCATAACCATTTCATTACATGACTCCGTTGAATCGTTGATTAATATACGCTTTGATTCCAGCGTGATAATCCTCAGCGTCCTTCTTGTTTCTCTTCTTGTAACTTGTCTTACTAACTTTGACGTCATTAGGACCATTGACTCCCATACCAGCAACATTTCCAGAGCCTGCAGCATTGGTTGGCATCTCTTCAAGCGCTCGCTTGTAATAATCTAGCCTGTACAGTCTAATGTAATCTACGTAGGTGTCATTGCTTTCTGTAAGGATGTCTTGTTCAGTTTTGTTTTCCCAATCCTCTTTAACCAGATACAAAGCAGCAGCATAACTTGCTAGCCTCGTTTTACCTCCAGGAATCTTTTCAAGCAGTCTCTTCAGCTTGAGGATCATTACATCGAAAATCTTAAAAGAGTTTTGTTGTTCACGATCTCTTTCGTTAGGCTTAACAAGAATGTTCCCACGTTCATCAATAACGCCACTCTTGTATGCGTCCCATTTGTTAAACGGGGTAGCCAACCTTTTGATAAATTGATACACTACAAATAAGTCTACAACATTAGTACTAGCCATTAGATGCTCCTGAGGACATCAACGATGTATGAATCATCTGTTATGTCACTCGTTATAATTTCGTTGCCTTGGATACCAATTCCAACCACCTTATTTGGACACCTTCCCAACAATACAAGAAAGGGTTTGAGGATGTCGTAGTAATCTCTCAGTTTAAAGAACAACATTCTAGTCGTTCCCTCACCAAATAAATTATACAACACAACAAGGTGATTAAGGATTAACCTATCCTTAAGCTCTCCAGTCTCTTGGTATTTATTGAAAAGTCTTTTCAGGTACTTGAATCGTTTGAGATCATCAAAGAATTCAGCTTCATCCATACATTGAGGGTTGGTGTAACATTTGGCAGCAAATAATATAAAGTTAGAATCGTCAATTTTGTCCATGATGATATTTATACAGCTATTCTAAATTATGTGACAATTGCTAATGTTCCTACCATCGCAGCATGGCTTGTACATTGATAGACAATGTTTGCTGTCATGTTTTGAGGTACGGTAAAGTAGATTCTACCGTCTGTTGTAGTAACTCCATTAGTAAATGCAGCACCTCCATCACTAACTCTCAGTTCAAATGGATGAGATCCGTAGATAGAGTTTGCATCAAACTGATATGTCTGACCTTTGTAAATGTAGATTGTTTCGTTATCTGTACCCTGAGCACCACCGCCTGAGAAGTTAAATGCAGCAGAGCCATTTGCTGTAACTGCAAACTTAACGTGTGATGCTAATTGATCTGCACTGTCATTGACGTTAATGTTTCTAATGAATGTGCTGTTTGCACCATGGTACAAGTCATCACCAGCCACAACTGTCGCTCCATCAAACAACGCGTTGTCATCTGGGAGAGATGCTTCGTCTTGATAATGCGGTGTGTATAGGTCAGTAAGACTGTTGATCGTGTTAGGGTTGAACGAGAACGTAATCGTGTTACCAGATGCAGATATGATTACACCATTAGCACCTGTTGTGTTGACTACAAACGCAGCACCACTGTCCGAATCAACATTACCACTTGGCGTAGCAATCGATGAAATCGTATTAGGTAGTGTCGTAGAGTCTAGGTTAAACGTGATTGTGTTGCCACTAACGTTAGTAGAAACACCCGTACCACCTTCCAATGTTACTTCTGTGGTAGTGTTAGAGGCGATAACGTTTCCGTCATCGCCAATTAACGTTTTGATAATAGGAGTACTACCAAGTACTGAGGTTGTAAGGATCGCCACATTAACGCTATTAGATACTGACGTTCCACCAGTGTTTGTTGTTACGACGAGAAGATCACTGTTAGCCAGTGATCCAGTCGCAGTTAGCTCAGTAAGTTTCGGCATTATGTACTACTTCCTATAAATTAACTATCAGGTAATTCTGTGTCGTCTGCTGCATCACCACTGATCATAGAACCAGCAACAAGTACTTCGTGATGTACTCGTCCAGCTCTACCACCAGTACCAGCTGTTCTTCTTACCCAGCCAGCGTGAGTCGTATCAGTTACACCTGCTTCTGTAGTATCTACACCGAAAACCAAAGAAGGGTCACCATGAGAACCTTGAGGTACCTCAGTGAGACCAATCGAAATTGGCTTTTCGTTAAGTGTAAAGTTTGCGCCAGCAGTTACTGCATTTACAGATGTACCCAGCTGAGCAGCAATACAAGTAGCAGTTGTATTGTCTGTAACACCGCTAACGATAACTTGATACGTGCTATTGACAACGAGATAATCACCGACTTTTGCTTCATCGTCAAACAGTGTACCTGTTCCTGTTATAGCGCCACCAGTAGTGATAGCAACTGTACCAGTTGAAGTTTTGTCGTCTTTGCTTCCCCAAAGTGCCATATTTTTCTCCGTTATGTACTATTTATTTCTTCTTTCTAGGATGACCGTGGCTCATCTCAGAAACAATTTCTAGTTCCTCTACAGGAACATTCTCTACGATACCGTGCTCGAACATCACATCATAGTGAGTTACATAGCCAGTACCGTCTTCGTTTTCTTCAAGTGTGTGCATACCAGGAACGCATTGTCCTTCACCGTGCTCTTTATGAACAACGTGCTTTGCACAATCGTGCTGAAGTGCTTTATCAGCAGAAGATGCATCAAGATCAACAGATTCTGCCATGTGATTGTAAATGTGCTTAGAAACTGTAGCATGGTGCTCTGAAGGGACACCAGCGGCTTTGACTCTTTGCTGCACATGAGACATTTTAAGTTTTTTGCCTGTTGCTGCAGCATCGTTGACGTCGATCTTATGACTTTTAAATTTAAAGTGCATCTGATCTTGACCAGAATCAGAATGCTTGACGCCAGAACTGTGCCTACTGGAACGACCCTGCTCTGAAGTGTCGGTAAAGTACACATGATCTCCGCCTGATTTGCCGATTGAATCAGCAGCTTCTTCGAGCTCAACTTCATAATCCTCATCGAGAGCAAGAACTTCTTCGATTGCTTCAATGACGTAATCAGGAAGCTCAAGCGACTCTTTAGCCATTGCCTTCTTGATAGCCTTACGTCTCTTCATCAAGTACTCGTCTGACGAATCCTTATCACCATCGTTATCGACGTCGCCGTCTTCTTTACCGACAGGGTCCATACTATTGTAAAGACCTTTCTTCATCTTCTCTTTGGAAGACATGCCTTCTGCATGAACTACTGCAGGATGCTCGTCTTCAGTTTGCGCCTTAGCTGTCTCTTCGTCATTGACACCCATTAAAATTTTAGATGCTGCATCAATCACGGCTTGAGTTGCTTTACTGTTCTTTGTGCCAAAAATATCAGCCATGTTATTCTCCTAAGTTATATTCTTCGTTTGCTCTTTGAAGAGCAGCTCTGACCTTAGGATGATCACCCAAGCCAGGTTTAATCTTATTTATGGTTTTGTATGCGCCGGTCATGTTACCGCCTTTGTATCTCTTGTCAAAAGCAACGCCTTTACCCATTCTAACTTCTTTGTCAGAATATTCTTTAGCTTCCATCTTACCTTTGCCAATCTCAACTTCTTTACGAGGAGCAGTCTTAACAATCTTTCTTCCGGTGCTTGGATCAGTTGCAATGATGGTTGATCTATCAGCACGTCTTTCAACTGCTTCAGCTTGAACTTTTTCTTTTGCTTTAGTCAGCTTAGCATGCTTAAGGTCACGCTTAGCTTGGTCGACATGAACATCTGTGATACGATCAACAGACTCTTTGTGATATCTCACTTTGATACCTGAGTCATGAAGATCGTCAATGTGATGATCCTGAACCGTATCACCAACCTTGAATCCACCATGCTGCTTCATCTTAGAACCAACAGCATGCACCTTGTACGAAGTGCTACCATGCTGCTTTAAGGTAACACTCATTTCTTCTGATACAAAATCTCTAAACTTTTTCATATATTCCTACTTATGCTTCATGAACTCAGCATGTGAGTCAGCTGATTTATACATATCCAGCTTCTGTGCTGGCTTAGAACTGTCGTGCTTTTTCAACCAAGACTTAGCATGATCTGGGTGAACCTGTTTTGTAGTTCCGTCCTTAAACTTAACACCGCTGTGCTTAGTTCCCATATCAACGACACCACGTAATTGTGTTGCAATATGAGGAAGGTCTCTTTCACCTCGTCCTCTCTTCTTAGGCTCTTCTTTGTGCTTGACATCTTTGTCAAGATGAGAGTCATCAGATGTCTTATAGCCTTTTGCGTCGCGTTGAGCGTCACGTTGTGCTGCAGACATTGCTTCACCAAGGTTGTACTTTTCAATAAGATTGTCAAGCACACTGTTAACCACATCTTCTTTCTTCATTCTATTCTTCTGAGCTTTTGCTCTTGCCTTTTCACGATCGATTACTGAAAGAGCCAGACCTTTTTTAGCTGCACCTGGATCCATTTTCCTGTTCATGTCTTGACGGTCTTTTGCTTTCTTAGAAACATAAGCTGCACCTTTACCGCCTTTAGCAACAGCTCTTGCATATGCGCCAAACGTCTTCATGTTAAGATCCTTCTTAGGACCATCTTTCTCAAGCGCTTCGTCTTGAACTCCATACGTCTCACAAGGGTTCTTACCACAGCCACAGTTCTTAGCTTCTAGGACTGTTTCCTCTTGAGCGTATTTCTTATCACCTTTCATTTGGTTTGACTTTCTTTCGATGTCTTTCTTAAGTTTACGACGATGCTTTTCTTCGGGCGGTAAGGATCTGTAAGCTCTGCCTTGATCTGTTTCATCCCATCGGCCTGCTTCATCAACCTGCTCGACTTCTTCTTTGACAACTCTATTGAAATCTGGCTTTGCAATCTGACCACCAGGATGAGGAACACCATCTACAGCAAGACTCATTGTGTGTCTATGCTGATCTGGGTTATGGTCGATTCCAGCAGACTGTCCAGGAGTATCCTTAGCATACGTGTCACGACCTTTATCGCTTCCAAACTCGAGAGCTTCGTTGACGTGATAAGAAACAGGCTCTCCTGGATGTCGTTCTTTCATTTTCTTAATAGCTTCTTTCTTACTGTCAGCTACTGTTTTAACAATCATATGATCACGACCGCTTCCAACCTTTACGAAGTGGATCTTATCGTTATCATACATTTCTTCAAGAGAAAGGTCCTCATCAAGTTCTTTCTTGATCTCTTCCTCATCGTTTACTTTAGCGACAGCTTTAAGTTTAGCAAGATCCTCTTTGTTAGGATCCTCTTGCTTAGCTTCTAGAATGTCTCTAATTGTGTGCGTTAAGTTTTTCATATTAGCAATTCCATCTTCTTCTTGCTGCTTTACCTCTCTCACTCGACCAACTTCTGGATCTAGAACAAAAAGCCTTACGTCTCTT